TGCAGGCCAGTGGGCGCTAAAGGAGCACCTACCGCTGCAGTCTGAACTTCCTCCTTCGCATCGGGACCTCCTGGAGAACTGAATCCGCTTAGATTTCGGGCATATATTGTGAAGCTGTACTCCGTATCAGTATTTAGACTAAAAACCGTGGTATTGCTAGCTGTGGCACCCCCGGCTATGGGGTGCCGAACTGTCGCGCTGCCAGTGTTCATGTTAAAATAATCAATGTAGAAATCAGACAGATTAGCACCTCCATTCCTGCCATCACCGGATAGATCCCAAGCAAAACTGACATAGTTGTATCCCACTGCGGTAACATTGAGTGATGGATCGAACGGTGCATTGGGTCTAGATGTTCTTTGCTCGAAAGTATTTGTAGCCGCCTGACTGCCAGTGTCAGAGTATGCTACAAGACTAAACCTGTACAACGTATTCGAAGACAAATCCGTGAAGGTGTAATTGCTGGTAGATCCTCCTGAGGTGTCCTGCGGCGGTAGGGTATAGTCCTCAGATATATCGTATGCCGTGATAACGTTGGACCTAACAACGTCAGGCAACGAAGCAATCGCGGGGTTCCATTCCATAGCGATACTGGTGACTCCTGGAGTCCCCACTGCTCGAAAATTTGTGGGTGCCCGAAGACCTCCTATATCGGTTGTTGTGGCAGACACGTAATAGTTTCCGGGAGAATCATTGCCTGATGTATCCACTGCAACAATATTGAATGAATACGTGGTCTCAGAAGATAGACCGGATACAACCTTAGCTACATCAAATTTACCCGCGCGTATAGATCCTGTACCGTCCGGAGGCTGCCAGGTAATGTAATAATCGGAAAGAGTAGCTCCTCCGAGAGTTTGAGCCCCGCTCCATGTTAGACCCACCGCGGTGTCGGTCGATGGATATCCGGGATCTGTAGAGAAATTAGTTGGATCGCGAACACCTACATTCGACGCTGTGACGGCGATAGCCGACGCAAACCCCGGAGATAGACCGCCATCCCATCCAATGGTTTTTATCTTGAATGTGTATCGAGCATTCGGGTACAAGTCCGTAATTAACGCAGTTTGCAAATCTCCCGTTACATTCTGCGGTTGTGCGCCGCCATACGGAGGATCCCATGTAATCTGATAACTACCTAAGGCTCCTCCTCCTGGTGCGTTCATATTCTCTGCGGCGCCCCAGATAAGCTTGACTTCATCATTCAACGTTGAAATATTTGGATCTACCGCCGGGGTCGCCACATCTGTCGGGCTTTGGGTCGCGCCGTCCGGTGACGCCGTCTTCATAATAAGCACCCTATTTCCAACGGAAAATTCGTCGTCCTCATTTACCGTTCGGACTTGGATAGCGTAGGTCGTTCCCGCTTGCAGACCGCTTATGTTAGTTGATAGCACGCCCGGTCCGACCGTGTAATCTCCACTCAAGGCCATAGTTTGTATTTACGTTCCAAGTTATTTTATAGCCATCTACCGCACTTCCTCCGCCGGGAGACCCCGATGTCCAAGATAATGGAATAGTTGATGAGGTCACAATTCCCGATACTCCGGTGCGCACAGGATCCAGCGGACCTCTTGAACTTGCTGTTGAGGCGGTGATACTGGTTGGATCTGACACACCGCCATCGTTATTGTATGCTCTGAGTGTGAAGGTGTAGGTGCTTACACTGAAAAGATCGCCAACCGTATATGCTGTGACGAGACCAACGTCAATTACGGTATCCGGAGCATCGTATGGCGGAGTCACATTGATCGTGTAACCTGTCACTTCACTTCCACCCGCGCGATAAGCGGAATCCCACACGAGCGAAACGGTGTTTCGAGTAGCTATCCTAAACCCATCCGGTTCAAAGTTTGTCGGGGCGTCCGGCGGCGGCGGAATTGGTTCTGGACGTGGCGGTCTTCGTGCCACAAAGTTGGTGGGTGGAAAGGTTGGAGAGTCGTCGTAGAGTGTTACAAGGTATCCGTTGCACAGGTCTGTACTGTTCGCAAGAGCATACAGTCGTCGAGATGCTGCCAATAGAATACTTTCGCTATTGATATATTTGTCACTGAGATCAATCGCCGATACGTGGGATAGATCCATGTCGAGCTGTGAAATGTATCCGGGAGTGTTCTTTGGAGTTACTGCATGAATCAGATTGGGAGGAGTAGAAAACGATGTGGAAAACGTAGGCTCATAGTCAGCAGTTGTAGTTGAATTCACCTGTAGAATTGTTTCATTGGACAGGATGACATTCCACAGATTCGAATCATTAGCAGTGAAGAAGATACGCGCTATACTATCTGCCCCCGACGTATCCATGATCGCCACCGGACTGGATTGAATACTTGTAATACTGCTGATGTCGCACAGAATATCAAATCTAGGCTTGCGTGGATTCTGTGTGTTGATTGCATACAGCGTACGTCCGCTTGCAAAGACGACACGTGTATATTGGGATAGAGGTACAGGACTCGTTGTAATTGGAGACGCATTGCCGGTGTTGTAAGCCCATAAGTTATTGCCATCGCGATCAAAGCAGTACATTGTCCCCAAGTTCGTGCCTACGAATACTACCGAAGCGTAAATGAGGGGAGAGACGGTGAAGTACTCTGCCGGATTTTGCAGCTGATCTATCCAGATGGCCTGTCCGTTCGAATAGAAGTAAGAGATATACTGACCGTATGCTGCAATAAGAGACTTCCCATCAAACGCCACGGAACCGGCAGGTGCTGCAGGTAAATTGCATGACCAGAGAATTGCGCCGCTGGGATTCAATGAGTACAGAGTGTTTCCCGCAAAGGCAGCCACTACACCTTTTCGGCTGACCGACGGAGAGACAGTGATAGGAGCTCCAAGATTCCGTGACCATTCTAGACGGGGAAAGTATGTATCGTTACGCGTTTCGTATTTTATGATGTTTCCCGAAGAGGTGCCCACAAACACTTCACCGAGAGGACCGATTGCAGGTGCTCCCACTAGTTCGCCTGAACCAGAAATATCCAGGATAGTGATCACCTCATTTGTGATCTGCGGAATAGGGGCAAGACTGACACGACGCTCAGAAAACTGGAGAGTTGGAGTTTCTGTAGGAACCACAGGAGGAACAACAACTGGCGGGGGTGGAGGAGGATCGGGAGGAATGGGCAGACGCAGAATGGTCGCGCAGGCAACGTAGGGTGTCAGCGTGCATCCAAGATTAGGATCGGGAGTCAGAAACTTGCGATTCGGAGATCCCCATCCCCAGTATTCGCGTGGCGAGAATGTCGGGGCTGGTTTCTTACAGTTTCCGGGAGCGGGTAAGCCGCAATCGACTGGTTTCTGGCGCGGAGGGTAGTTTGTAACCCCCGCGCGCTTTACGAATTCAAACGAGAGGTAGTAAAGATAACTTGAGTTAGATCCAGAGATATCGGATGGAAAAAAGAGGTTTCCCAAGTTATCTGCAACAATCGCACGTGGAGTCACGATCTTCAGTTTATCAGGATCAGTCGTAACTAGATCCGTTCCTTCGCCGGCAACCACATTGTAAAGGTTGTTTCCTTGTGTGCGAACTGTAACGACTCCTTCTTTTGCCAAGGATGCAAACAGATTATCATTGGAATCAAAACAGATCGAGAGGGGGTTTTGTTTCGTAGGGTACTGAAAGTATGTTGTGATATCCCCAGTGACCTTCACAAAATCGTAGTAATAGACGATACCAAACTTGTTTTCTGCAATGAAGAGTCTGTTCTCATTGGCATGAAACTGAAGACTGCGGAAGTCGGGAACCAATGATGGATTATTATCCGAGTATTGTATGATTGCTGTTTTCTCATAGCCGTAAGTTCCAAAGAAACTGATTCTTGCTCCGTTCCGATTGACAAAGAATACCTCTCCCTGCGAATTGACTGCTATACCTCCAGTATTGTCACCGACTGTATAAAGATTGGAATTTGAGGTCCCTGAAATAGTATAGACCTGATTATTGACAATAAGATCCGTAGTGCGGTAACGACAGAGTGCATTCTGTCCCGGGACTCCCACAAACACATAGAGACCTCCTGGATCGGTAGCCATCGCGCGAATCTCGCTACTGAAGTTGCTCCCTTCGATACCTAGAAGTACTGGAATAACCCCGATGGCAGGTTGGTACTTATAGAGATTTCCCGTAGATGTTCCAAAAAAGATAGTATTATTCGTTGCATCGACCACCGATGGTATAGAACACATCGCGGTTATATAGCCACTTGTCGTGGCGATATTGGAAAGCACGTTATTGGTGGACATCCCTGCTTATATATACCGTTGTATCAAAATGAGTGAAATTCCATCGTGGATGACCGCACCCCAATACGCAGAATACCACGACGTTTGGACTCCGAAAATCATAACGAGAATCACCACAATAGAACGAAGGAAGGTGTTGATCAGAAGGTTGGACGTGGGATACCGGAAGAGAAGGCTTAGCATTGCTTCTCTATCTGAAGAAAATAATTTCTCATTTGAAACCGCACATCCAGGACAAAGGGTCGCCACGGGGACCCCCAGAAAAAAATAATGTCGGTTAGGAGCATAACAAACTATGGGAGGCGGACTTATGCAGCTCGTCTCGTACGGCGCTCAGGATATCTACATCTCGGGCAACCCCCAGATCACCTTCTGGAAGGTGCTCTACAAGCGCCACACCAACTTCGCCATGGAGGCGATTGAGGTGACGTTCAACGGCCAGGCCGACTTTGGCCGCCGTGTTACGGCCGTCATCAGCCGCAACGCTGACCTGATGTACCGCACCTACATCCAGGTGACGCTGCCCCAGATCACGCTCTCGACGGCGGATGCCCGCTTCCGCTGGCTCAACTACGTCGGCCACCGCCTGCTCAAGCAGGTGGAGATCGAGATCGGCGGCTCGCGCATTGATCGCCAGTATGGTGACTGGATGCAGATCTGGACGCAGCTGACGCAGCCCGTCGGCACCCAGGTGTCGTTCGACGACATGGTTGGCAACTCCGCCGACCTCGTGCTGCTGAAGGACGGCTCGGGTGTTGCGCTGGACGCCACGTGCGCCGCCTCGGAGGCCACCAACTCGTGCTTGTCGCGCGCCGGCACGCCGCTCAAGACGCTGTACATCCCCCTGCAGTTCTGGTACTGCCGCAACCCTGGACTGGCCATCCCGCTGATTGCCCTCCAGTACCACGAGGTGCGCATCAACGTGGAGTTTGAGCAGAACTACAACTGCTGCTACGCTGACCGCCAGACGCTCAACAACACGCTGCTGCCGGCTGCGGCGATCAGTCTCGGGTCGGGTGTCACCTCGATCTCCCAGCTCCAGCTGGTGGCCGCGTCGCTGTACGTGGATTACGTCTATCTCGACACGGAGGAGCGCCGCCGCTTCGCCCAGCAGTCGCACGAGTACCTGATTGACCAGCTGCAGTTCACGGGCGACGAGACGGTCACGGCCTCGTCCAACAAGATCCAGATGAACTTTAACCACCCCGTCAAGGAGCTGGTGTGGATCGTCCAGCGCGACTCGTTCGTGGATTGCAACTCCCCGCCCACGCCGTGGATCGCGGAGGCGTATGGACAGCAGCCGTTCAACTACTCTGATGACTGGAGCACTGAGGGCATCGTCACGGCCGTCCTCGGCCGCGGCGCCCTGGCGACGTCTGCCGGTTCTACGGTCCCGACCTACGCGCCGGGCCCGGCCGGCGCGTACGGCGGTGCCTACCTGCCCGGCCTCGGTGCCTCGTCCGGCGCGGGCCTGGGCACTGGCTCGCAGCTCTACAACACAGATGGCACGACTGGCGACGAGCAGTTCTTCGAGGGCACGACCAACTACCTGCTCGCCAAGGTCATCCTCGCCTCCAACGTCAAGTGCGAGGGCAAGAACCCGGTGGAGGTCGCCAAGATCCAGCTCAACGGCCAGGATCGCTTCTCCGAGCGCGAGGGACGCTACTTCGACAAGGTGCAGCCGTGGCAGCACCACTCGCGCACGCCGTCGGTGGGCATCAACGTGTATTCATTTGCCCTGAAGCCGGAGGAGCACCAGCCCAGCGGCACGTGCAACTTCTCGCGCATCGACAAGGCGACGATCAACCTGACGCTGTCGGTGAACACGGTCCGCGACCAGCGCACGGCGAAGGTGCGGATCAACGCGGTGAATTACGACGTGCTTCGCGGCATGTCCGGGCTGGGCGGCCTCGTGTAATCCAACTAAACACCCTAGCGTTCTAGTGGTGGTAGTTGTGTGCTACTAAACCTTAAAAAATAAATAGATAACGGTCCCGCCAACGGGGCTCAATACAACTCACAAACGTGATCTGTATTGATTTACA